GCAGCCGCTGCCTTGATTGCGGCGGTTCTGTCGTTGCCGTGCATGTGGAATGCGTACAGGTCGAAGGCGTCACCGAAGCACGTGCGCCCGTCGTGTGTTTGGCTGCCCACCCCAGCCGACAGGTCCGACTCGCTTAGGCTAATCCAATACTCGCCAGCTGGCTCGTCGAACACCTTGGTGGCGTAGCTGTCCGTGGTTTGACGTGGTGACTTCCAGCCCCCGCGTGGCCCGCGCTTGTAACCGCAGGCGGCGAGCATGTTCTCCACACCCTGCGACTCGTTGAACTGCTGAATGACTGACTTGTCGCTGTCGGGTCTGGCACGCATCTGCGCCATCTTGCGCCGCGCTTCGGCTGCGCGCTTCTCTTGTTCCTTGGCCCGCTCTTCCTCTTCGGCCATGACGGCCAACACCTGGTCCGCGCCAGGTGCATCGCGCCAGTTGAACAGCTCGCCATCGACGAGGTTGTCAGCAATCAGCGGCTCGATGCCGTCGTTGCGTGGCGCTGTGTTGGGCAGGTAGATCGGCTGACCTGCGCGCTCCAGCGCTCGGTCAGGCCGAACACCCAGCTCGTTGGTGAGGTGTGTGTTCAGCGCAGCGGTGACAGCCAGCCACTCGTCGTAGCGCATGGCGTCCACCGTTGGGATGAGCACGCGCCACTTGCGAGCCTCGGCGGTGGCTGAGCTGGATGAGTAGACGCGCATGCGCACAGCACCGGTGAAGGATTGCACCGCTGCAACCAGCGCTTTGCCTTGAATGTTGCCGGTGTCCAAGTCCACGGCCAGCATTACAAACCTGCCGCGTTGCTCTTGCGCCTTGTGGCTGCGACCGTCCGGCTCGTTGTATGTAGAGCACAGCACCCAGCGCGCTTGGTCCTTGGCCACCGCGGTGCGCTCAATGGTCATCAGCTCTTGCACGCTGATTGTTTGGTATTGCTCGTCCGTGCCTTTGTGCGTTTCGTAAGCGCCGACTACCGTGAGCACTCTGTCGTTAAAACTCTCGGTCATTTGGTCGCCTTTGATTCTGGTGCTGTTGGTCTTGTTGCCACTATCTGTTGGAGCATGGAGCGCATGACGCTGGCTTGCTTCTTGCGCCGCTCGCGATAGAGCTTTTGCTTCTGCGCGTTGGTGTGTTTGCGTCGTGGCTCGCTCGGCTCGGAGCCAAGCGCCCACACCGGCTCGACAGCTCGGCCCGTGTCGTCGCGCATCCAGTCGGTGATGCGTGCCACCTTGGACGACTCAAGCGCACGCAGCGCTTTGTAGATAGTTTGTCGCGTCATGCGTGTCTTGGTGACGAGCTGCGCCACCGTCGCAGTCTTGCCAAGCATTTCCATGAGGGTTGCAATTTGTTTTGTATTCATGTTGTTCTTGTTGGTCGTCAAATCAGACAAAACGGGCGAGCATTATGTGCTGCGTGCGCGCACAGACTTCACCTGTTGGAGTTTGGCGCGCCGCTCTTCGCAGTCATGCTCAGGGCGGTGGCCGTTGTATGGAAGGATGATTCCGCAGTGGATGCAGCGCCAGGCCAAGCCTTGGTTCACACCTCTGGTTGTCCCCGTGAATGTGCGTAGTGGCTTGAGTGTCATAGGCCGTTGCCCCACACTTCATCGACCAGGTACATGAATAGGACGAATGACAGCATCACTTCATCCTTTTCATAAACTGCTTTGGCGTGATCGACGTTTCTTTGCTGCTAATGCCGAACATAGTCCCGAAGGACGGCTGCGCTTCACGTGCTTGCTCGATGACGCGAGCCATCCAAACAGACTTCTGATAGCCAGGTATCAAAGAGTGCAGGGGATTGCCGTAGTGCGCACAGTAGGCGCGGTAGTCGAATGGGCTGGGTGTCATGCCTTCACCTTTCCCAGCTTGCTCATGAACGTGGTGTAGACGCACTCGCCAGCCTTGCCGTATGGCTTGCATGCTTCTTTGACTAGGCGCTGCACTGCGGTGCGGTCGCGCTCAGCTGCCTCGATCAACTCGATGGCGATGGAGCGCAGCACCAGACCGTCGTCGTGGCCTTGCTCAAACGTGTCGCGCATGGCCATCATGGTGTCGAGCTTTTTCTCTGCTGGTGTGCGCGTGTCTTTGTGAATCAGCGCTTGGGTTTCTTCTTCTGTGGTGTATAGGTCATTCATATATCGTCATCCTTTTCAACAGGCTCAATTCCTGAGCCATGGCACTTGTAGCAAGTCGAGCCGTCGTACATGCCTTCGCCAGAGCCGCTGCATGCCGAGCAAATCTCGTCTTCGTATTCATCGTCTAAGGGTTGGTCGTCGTCTTCTTCACACATGTGTATTCGCTTGGTTCTTGATTGATGTAATAGATGCCGACGACACAGGTCATGAAAAACACAACGGCCAATGTCCCAGCAATTGATATGAGTGCGGCCCGAATCATTTGTCGTCCCTTGCCATAAACCCCAGCCCAACGCCAGCCATGAACGAGCCAAGGGTCGATACCGCTACGCTGTCAAAGCAAATGGCCAAGCCAACGCCAACGCAAAACAAGATTGCTCCCAGGTCAAGGTCACGCATGCTTCACCTCTTGCTCTTTGTAGATGCTCATTGGCTCAATGCGCTGGCCGCCCTGCGTGACGCTCATGCCGACATTTACTTGGTCTTGAATCAATGCCTCAGCCTTGCCCAGCTCGTAGCAGTTCATCGCCAAGCGCAGCGTGTTCTCGTTTGCGCCAGCGGCTTTGAGGTCGGTGATTAGTTCGTCAAGCGTCATCGCACCCCCACCATGAATGAAGGTGGTGTCGGCAGGTCTTGCCCTGTCGGACGCCACAAGTGCAGGCAGTTGGGGTGGTTATTCACGTACTCACTCGCTGGCGGGTGGTACTGAATCACGCAGTCGTCTTTGTCCCAAAACAAATCTTTGACCTGGCACATCTCGTCCCATGTCGGGCAGCGGTCAGTGCGAGACACACTCACGTGCTCCCACCCAAGTCCATCACCAGCGATGGCAAAGAGCACCTGGTTGTGCCTGAGCTTCAACTTGAATGCGCCGTTGTTGCCATACGTTTCATCGCTGGCCATCCCGCCATCGCGAATGCGGCAGTTGTTTGGTACGTGAAAGGTCATTGCATCACCTTCACGACGACGCGGCGCGCACCAGGGAATCGGCTCATGGCTGCGATCACAGCGTCGCAACTCGATGGCTGCAAGTCGCGGTACATCACATTGCCGACTTTCACTAAAAAGAATTTCATAGCAATCTCCAATAGATGAGGGCGTACAAAGCGATAGCCGAGATGAAAATGAGCCAGCGCTTCCAGTTGCGCGGCTTGCGGTAGTGCTCGATGCCGAATAGGCTGTATGGCCGTGGCGTCGTCCGCGGGTATCGGTACGTCAGTTGGTCGTTGGGGTCGTTGTCTGTCGTCATTTCATACTTTCGGGCGTGATTTCAATGACTTCGGGTGCGCGGCTGCGCTCCCTGTTGATCGCCTGCAACAAGAACTTCTCGTACTCACTGCGTGCAATCGACTGGCGTTGCAGGTCGTGGTACTCATACAAGTCTTGCCAACACACCAGCGCTGGCCCCGTTGCACCCATCTTGCCAATGCGTTGAAAGCGTTTGGCCGACTCAATCAAGTGGTCTTGCGCCTGCATGCACACCGACAAAACCTCGACGCCAACGCCTGCGCGTGACATTGACTCAGCCACGTTCAGTAGCGCCTTCAAGTTTTCCCAATCGGTCAGCGTCGCTTGGCCGGTGCGAAAGTTGTTGAGCGCCTTTTGCTCGCGCTCGCGCAGCTTGTCTAAGTCTTCCTCAGACGAAACGCATGCGCCGTTGATGGCGTACTCCAGCGTGTTCACAAGCGGATAAACCTTACGCTTCGTCCGTTTGCGCATAGGTAGTCTCCATCTCTATGAGCAAGTCGACCTCATGCTTGATCTTCTCCAGGTCTTCAAAGCGACGGCTGGCTGGTTTGTTGCGCCAGCGCGTGATGCGCTTGACGATGCAACCCTCTAAGAAGTTGAGGTTGTTTGCGGCGATGTACTCAATGGGTTGAATACGCTTGTCTTTGTAGTGGTCGCCAGCCACTTGAATGTCGAGTGCGCTCATGATGCAAGTACCAATTTCTTTTCGTGGATAGTGATGCTGCGGCTTGTCAGGCCACCGTCGATGGTGATTTCGGATGTGGGGTCGCCACCGTCCAGCGCTACGAGCGCAGACAGGAACCCGACCAGGTGGCCACACAACATGTTGAGCGCTGCCTGCTGGTCCACCTCGGCCAACGCACGGATGGCCAAGTCGAATGCCTCAATCTTGGAATCCAACTCGCTGTCTGTTGTTTGTATGACGTCGCTCATGCTGCCTCCACTGGTTCGTAGGTCATGGAAAAGATTTCTGGCTTGCATGGATAGAACTCGCCTTTGATGCCTTTGATAATCCAGTCGCCAATCTGAGCGCGCATCTCGCCTTCAAGAGTTTGAATGTCGATTACTCGCTCATTCGCTGGTAATCGCAGCCCTTTGATTGAGCCACCGCACCAACGCTCTAGCTCATCCAAGTTAAATACCGTAAGCTGCTGGGCTTCTATCACCACCGGTTTTTTTCTATATCTCATGCGTCTTCTCCTTGAGGTTTGTATTGTTGTTGTCGTGTTTGTTACGACAAAATGTAGGATAACCGACAAAATGGTAACAGATTTATCGGTTTAATTGATTTTTTCAAATTCCATACGAAGGGTCATCGAATTTATCTATTGCCTTTGGCGCAGTAAATCCAGCCTTAACCACGCGAGCGCCTGGAAACTGAGCCTTGATGATTGACACTTGGCCATCCTCATCCCAGGCTTGCAGAATCTTGGCCACCTCAGCCAGCGTGTAGGTCGCCACGCCATCCTTTTGCTCAGCGTTGCGCTGGTCAATGTCGTCACGCACGATGGCGTAGACCGTACCGTTTGGCGCTTCCACTTCCCAAACGTCTGCCTTCACCCATGGCTGGTGACCAGCCTCCGTGGCCAGCTCATCTAACTTGAGCCACCCACGACGCATGATTTCAGCGCGCTCGCGTATGGCATTGAGGTCGCTGGATGCCAGCGCTGTGTCCAGCTTGGTGGCCGCTGAGTGGAACTTGAATGCCCATTCCTCGTTGACCAGAGTTTGCAGGCGACCCACGCCCCACTTGCGCTCCATGGCGCTGGCCACCGCATCGAGCGGGGCAGTGATGGCGTCAGAGCTGGCTTGCATCTGCCTGCGCAGCTCTTCGTTGTGGTCTTGTCTTGCTGGCAGCTCAGTGCCTGCTTTCTTGGGGTTGGCCCCCTTCGGTGTCATTGCGCGTCCCATTTGTAACTCCATCTGTTGTATTGCTTCCCGCCCTGTTGGCAGGTATTCGCCTGTCGGCTTGCCGCCTTTGCCACGTACCGGTTGGCGGGGCAGCTCTTTCGGCTCGTCTTCGTATAGCCATGGCGAGTCTTCGCGTTGCACGCGGTCCATCCACTCAAACATTTCAGCCATCGACTGGCTTGTGAACGCTATGGCCATGGTGTTGTGTCAAAAAAGGCCGCCACCAGTAAACCGATGGCGGCCAAGTCCGGTGATGCCGGACGGTCCCTCATGGCGAATCAGAATTCGTCCGCAGCTGCCGCAGCTGCTGGTGCAGGTGCTGCTTTGGGGGCTGGAGCTGGAGCGGCGGCAGGCTCGTCGCCACCGTCGAACACGCCAGGACGATCAATCCACTTCACGATGGTGAACTGAGGCACGCGGGTGTTGCCCTTGCCAACCTTGATGGGCTTGCTGCCAGTGATTTGCACGACGGGCGATTTGCCTTGTGCGAATTCAGGCGCTTGCTCAGCTGTGTTGTAAAGCTCTTGAATGAACATGGTGCTGCCAGTAGCGTTGCTTGAGTAGCTACGCACAGGCTCGTCACCGAACATGGTCTTTGAGTAAACCTCAACTTCAAAGCCAGCCTTGTACTCGCCCTGGGGCTTGCCGGTTGGATTGTTGTCAGGCCATGGCTGCCAGTCACGGTTGCCCGTTTCAAGCAAGAGCCAGCCAAGCTGGACGTTTTGAATGTCGAACACGGCAGGTTGGTTGAACTGGAATTCGACGGGCTTGCCATCGACGCCAGACATTTGCCAGCTGTTCACGGCTGCGCCGTAACGGATATAGGGTTTGGCGTCGCCGCCACCAGGGATTGCGAGAGGCATTTGAGATTTCCTTTAAGCAGTTTTGAGCCGTGACCGACGGCAGGCGGTGCAGGTAGGAATGACCTGCGGCATTACATGAAAGGTCAGTAGTCCATCGCTTGGCGAATGTCGCGAATGCGCATCTTGAGCAGCGGAGCCAGGTCGGCCTTCGATTGCTCAAGGCGTGCGATTTCGCCTTGCAGGTAGCTGATCTTGCGGTCGATGTTTTCTTCGACCGTAGGGTTCTCGTCGACGCGTTGTGCGCCGACCAGAGTGCGTGGGGCCATAGCAACTTGTTCGTGCATGTCGTTCTCCTTACTTGGACTCGTAGAAGCCGACGCCCACTGGCACGTCTGTGAGCGCGTCGCGCACCAGGCCAGCAAACTCTTGCGACATGTCTTCCACGTGCACCTCTTCGTTGACGATGCGCAAACTGATCGAAGGCTTGTCGCCACCGGTTTGAACACCGAAGCGCAGCACGAAGGTGCGCTTGCTCAGCTCATGGAAAGGGATGCAGTTGAAATAGATGTGCGTTGGCAGTGGCTCGATGCTTGTTGCCTGCACAGACTCGAACGCGCTCTTGCTTGAGCTGAGCGATTGCTCGCTTGACTCCAGCTTGCGGTAGCTGTCGATGCTCAGACGACGCACAGCTGCGACGGCCTTCGATACCTGGACCTGCTCGGTGTCTTTGAAACACTGAATGAAGTCGGACCAGTCCTCCAGGAACTCGGCTGCCTTGACCTGGCTGATACAGCCGTTGGTCGTATGGTTGCGCAGAGCTGCAAAAGCCGCAGTCATACGCAAAGCGAGCTTGGCGCGGTTGTCCGTATGGCCTGGGTTTGCAGTCGTACCCATGTTGAGGATGGCCCATGCGCTCATGTCGCTGAGCTGGTCAGCTGACACAAACACGCACGCGCCTTCTTCTTTGTGGGTCTTCACGTAAGTAGCGAAGTCGGCAATCACGCTGGTCTTGAACAGGCCACGCATGCGACGACGCGTGCCCATGTATTGCTCCAGGTCGTGCTGCTTGAAGTCGCTGGGCAGAGCCACGATGCCATTGTTCGTCGTCATCGCAACGCCCATGACGTTGCTTGCCTGGTCAATGCCAACGCTGTTTTGCAAGGCTTGAATTGCCAATTGGTCAATCATGTCAACCCCTTATTCGTTGGTTGTGACTTGACCTTGGCGGTCCATGAAGGCCAGCTGGTTCTCTGGTGACAGAGACAACTTGCCGAACTTGCCAACGTGCATGGGTGTGGTGCGCTTCTCTTCTTCGCCAGCCTTGCCGTCCATCGTTGGCTTGCTGTACTTGAGTGAGTGCTCGACGTGAACCTGGCTAGTGCCAGGAATCTTTTTGAACGAGAACTTGATTGAGACTTCACCCACCTTGTCGTGGTCAACCGATGCGGCGGCCACTTGTGACAAAGCGATTGAGAGCTTGCGGTCGAACACGCCAGCGTCTAAGTCGGTGATGAACTCAGACACGTCGGTCGCGGCAGATGTGAACTGTTCTGACATGAATTACTCCTGGTTGGTTGTTGTTGCCTTTTCGGCTTTGCTTTGCTCGACGACTGCGCCCTTGGCCATCAAGTTGGCGACGTCAATGGCGGTGGCCGCCTTCACGTCAAACAAGTTGTTGGCCACGTGGCGAAGTGCCTGTGCTGGGTTGGATGCCATCACCAGACGTGTGTTGTTGTCGGCGGTGTTGGTCACGGAATAGATGCGTTGCGTCATGTGGACTCCTAGTTAGTTTTTTGGCGTGGCCAGCGCCTCGATACGGCCTTCAAGCTGCTTCAAGAACTCACGCAGGTCGCGGTCGTACTCTTCAAGCGGCATGTCCTTGGCTTGCACTTCTTTGACGAAGAGCTGCAAGTGAGCTGGCAGTCGGTCGTCGAAGCTGCCGAAATAGATGACCTCTGCGCCACTGACGTAGAGGTTGTGGAGCGCTTGCCCCATGTATGTGTCTGGCACGACGTCGGCTTCGATGTAGCCCAGGTGCGTCGTTGTCTTGGGGCACTTCAACTCCACGACGGCGCGGAAGTCTTCAATGTCGCCATCAAGAGAAGAGCCAATGCGCAGGTTGTTGTGAGCCAAGAAACCTGTCTCACGCACAGTCACACCCAAGCGACGAGCGATGGCGTTGCGAGCCACCGGCTCCAGCTCGACGCCACGCTGCATCTCGCGGGTGACATACACGTCGTCAGCGCTGATACCGGTCAGAGCCTCAGCCAGCAGCTGGTTCTGGTAGCTGGTCCAGCCCGCGGTACGCTCACCCTTCTTGGTTTTGTCCCACACGTTGCTGGCCATCGAGCCAGTGACGCGAGACAGGCGCGCCTCAAACCAGGCTTCGCTGCGTTGCTCTGTCTGCACGATGACAAAGGGTCGGGTGGGGTGCGCGTACATCTGTACGTCGGGATTGAAAGTGTCGGTCGTCATTTCATACATCCTTGGAAAAAGAAACCAGCCAATGGGCCAGCAAGGCTGCGTCCGCACGGCCATCGTCTTTCACGCGAGAGAACGATGCAGCGTAGGCAGGGAAGAGTTGAGCGGCACGCTGACGGTTTGCGTCTTTGCCACCGCTGGCTTTCATGTCGGACGTCCACTTGCGCGGGGTGACCAACGTGACGGGGATGCGCAGGCCAGCGAGGACACCACGGATAGCACCGTAGGTTTGGCCAAAGTTAAACATTGAGGTGACACCCTGACCAGGCATAGCACCTACCTGCTCAAGAGCGCAGTGGTCGATGTTGTGTGGGCGCAGAAGCTCAGCAAGCATTGGCTCACTGAGTCTGCGCTTTACGGTCTTGCCGGACTTGACCTCCACGGTCGGCATATCAAGTATGGTGAGCATGCCCTTTTCCACGTCAAAGACGCAGATAGCACCGGACAAACCTGGGTCAATTCCGGCAACTTTCATGCAGCCTCCGCTACACCCTGCACCAACATGACGCTGGCAGCTTGCTTGATTTGCTGCGTAGCACCATGCTTGGCAAGTGCCGACAGCATGTTGATAGCCGACGCGGAATTGTCGTGCTCGTCCCCCCTGCCTGACAGCACATCTGTCGCCCAATGCAGATCATTGAGCTGTTCTTTTACTAAGTTTTTCATTTCTTTCTCCGGCTAACTTTCACAAAGTGGTTGAAGTCAAAAGGTGTGCGCATGGCGCGAGCCACTTGCACAGCCTCAAGAATGCGACTAGTCGGCACGACACCGCGCATCACCCACTTGTCTTGAGCACCTTTTGTCAGCTCCAGCTTGTGGCGAGTCCATGTCGCTCGCATAGCTGCTGGGCCACCGAAGAAAGCAATGAATGCCCTCACGTCAATTTTTGTTCTTTTGTCTGTTGTCATGCGTACAAATTGTATGACGCGCATACAAGTTGTCAATCGACAACACAAAAATAGTTGCGGAAGGGGTCTTGAATGGTCTACACTTGCGCCGATATAGCGTACAAGATGTATGCCATTAACAGGAGAGTAACGCGATGCCCAAGTATGCAACCCAGCCGAAACCTGCCCCAAATAAATCGCAGGAACCAGACGCATTGAGCAACAGACACTTGGTGAAAGCCGAGTTTGCCAAGCGTCTTTACAACAAGATAGCGGAACGTGGATGGACTCAATCTGAGTTTGCTCGCAACTGCGAACTTGCTCGCGACGCAATCAGCACCTATGTGCGTGGTCGCTCTATACCAAGCCCTCAAGCGTTGGAGAAGATGGCCAGCGTCCTCAATGTCCGGCCAGAGGACTTGCTGCCCAACTACTACGAGTCAGCACTCAACAAGCAAGAGCCGACGTTTGAGCTGCGTGATGTGCCCAACGAAGAGGGCTACATGTGGATTCGTTTGAACATGCGCCTGCCAAAGAAGTTGGCCATGCAAATTTTCATGCTTGCCCAGGAACACGACGGCAAGTAAACCCGTGGACTTAATGCTCGAAACCGAGGTGGCAGTCATGCTCCACCGAAGCAGGGGATTCGTTCGCAAGCTACGCCAGTCTGGTGAGCTGCAATGGATTCCAGGCGCTGGCCGTGCGCCACTTCTGATTTCACGCGAGTCCGTACAGCAATACATTGAAAGGAATATGAGATGGCACGCAAAGCGCTCCCACCTAGACTTACAGAAAACGGTGGCGTCTGGTACGTCACGTACTCAGATGGAGGTCGCTCGCAAAGAGCGAGCCTTCGGACAGGAGATTTACAAGTCGCGCAAGAGAGGTTTCAGGGCTGGCTGAAAGCACGCACTGAGGACGAGGTATCACGTGACCCACAAACATTTGCCGCCGCATGCCGCATGTACTTGGAGCAACACGGTCCTACGGTGTCTTCGCCTGACACGCTTGAGCATGTTTTAAAGTGTCTGATTGTCCGATTTGGCGACCGTACTCTGTCGCAAATCACACGCGCTGACATTGAGCGATTCACCAAGGAGCGCCTGGAGGGTACGTTTGAAGGCCGACGTGCTGTGTCCAATGGCACGGTGCGCAAAGAGTTGGGCATCATGCGTGCAGTGTTCAACTTCATGGTGAAGAAGGTCGAGCCGAAGGAGCTGCGCGTCACCAGCAAGGACTTGTCATACATACCGTTGCCGCCCAAGCCACCGGCACGCAACCGAGTGCTCAGCGCTGCCGAGCTGGACATGATTCGGACAGAAGCCAAGCCGGTGGAGGGCGAGCGCATGAGCCGACTGAGCCGATACCTTTGGTTGCTCATGGAAACCGGCGCTCGCTCAGAGGCGCTTCGCTCGCTGACCTGGCCGCAGGTCGACCTTGATGCTGGCCTGATTCGACTCAACCCATGGGGCCGAAACCAAACGACCAAGCGTAGGCCGACCATCCCAATCAGCGACGACCTGCTGCCCATCCTTACGCTGGCCAAGAAAGAGGCGACTAACGAGTGGGTGCTGGACCACCGCGGGCAGATTCGCAAATCCATGGAGCGCTTCTGCGAGCGCAAGAAGTTGAGCGGCGTCACAGCTCACACATTTCGCCACACGCTGGCCACCAGGATGGCTCAAGCCGGTGTGTCGATGCCTGAGATTGCAGCCATGCTGGGTGACTCAATCGTCACGGTGGAGAAGAACTACCTTCACTTGTCGCCACAGTACCTGCGTGGTGCGTTGGCCAAGCTCAAGGCAGCCTAACCCTTCTTGGGTCTAAACGGGGTGGAGAGTGCGCGCTTCACGCTCCACCCGTTGTTGATTCTGTATTGGATGGACTGATAGCTTGCGCCCAGCTCATCGGCCCACGCCTGCAACGATTGCGTCTTACCGTTGTGGGTCAAATTCCTGACCATGCCCCTTGGCTTCGGCTTCTTGGCCACTGCCACCACGGTCAGATGCTTCACCTTCTTTGGCGCGTCCTTGGCTCTTTCGTTGTTCAGCTGCACCAGGGCGCAGCCGCATGAGGTTGTCCTGCCAGCGCGCAGGTGCTGACCCATCACGATAGTCTCATTGCCACACCGGCATAAGCATTTCCAGGTAGCGTGCGCCGTCCTGTAACTGCCTTCGCGTGAGACAACCTGGAGTCGGCCAAACCATTGACCAGTCAGATCGAGTGCATGTCTTCCCATGTAAAAGATTCTGCACGATAACTAACAATTGGGGTGAAAAATAACTAACAATTCTGCGCTGTATGTTGCGCTAAATAGAGCGCAATAGCGCTTTATGTGCTGTATTGCACCAAACAAACACAAGACAAAAGAGGGGCGAACCCTCTAAAGCCTTGTGTATGTTGTATGACGCGCTGTTAGAACCTCGCCTTCACACTACTTTCCAGTTTTGTGAGTGAATCTGCCGCAAAGCTAGTGTTCATGCGGGTTTCAAGCGACAGACAAATTGTCCGTTGCGCTGTTAGTTGTGCTGAATGGGTCGTTAACTCAGCGGTAGAGTGCCACCTTCACACGGTGGAAGCCAGTGGTTCGATCCCACTACGACCCACCATTCACACAACTCACGCGAAGGCTCGCGTGCCCTGGCTGTCGATGATTAGCTTCGACAGTTTAGGCGCATCATGCTCATAAGTCGGAATAGCCACGTGGGTCCAGCGATCAAACTCACGGATGACTTGCTGATACGGCAGGCCACTGGCGATGATTGCACGCACAACCTCATCTGGCGTCATGCCTGGCACACGAATGTCAGCGGCACAGCCACGGCGATGGTCGCTGGTGTCGCTTGAGCCAACTGCATCGTTGACCGACTTGCTACGGAATGCGCTGTTCACAATGATTGGCTTGTTGCCAAGCACCACCTTGACCTGCTCCAAGAAATTAGCCAGGCGCGGCAGGTTGGCCACCGCATTGATTTCCACATAGGGACCACCTTTGACGAGCTGGCAGCGCTCATGCTCTGTCGGTGTGTTATCCAGGGTGCGATGGTCGGTGTGGGTCAACTCTTCAAGAGTGAAGTGTGGGGTGAGTTGTGTCATTACTTGCCTTTCAATTTTTCAAGTTCAGAGTTTTTGTCCTTGCTGCCTTGCGAAGAACCTCGGTGGAAATTCAGGACCGTGCCGCACATCGTCAGCAAAGAGCCAAGGGCCATGTAGACCAGCTCCTTGTTTTCGGGTGGCACACCTTTGACGAACGCAAACCACGACAGAAACAAGGTCGCGCACACGATCACGCAGTCGATGACGTAGGCGATGTTCTTTGCGAGCCACGATGCGCTTGACGAGCTTTGAATCTCGGCATTCATCTTTCGTGCGCTGTCGGTGTTGGCGTTGTGCAGCTCAAACTCTTTGAGGTCGATTTCCTTGAGCTTGAGCGCCAGCGATGGGTCAGCCTCCAGTGCCTTCGTCACCTCGGACACAGAGGCCGGTACGCCCAGCTGGTCAGCGATGGCCTTGACGGCCATGCCACCCATGGGGCCAGCCACCGCAGTGGCCAGCGCTGGGGCTGCGCTTTTCAAAATGTTAAGCAGGCTGTCCATCGTCTTCCACCTTTGGTTTGCTGCCACTGCCCTTGCGGCCAGAGATAGCTCCCATTGCGCCGACGCCCATGAAGGCGATGGCTTTCAGGATTTCCAGGAACACGGCGTCGATTGGAGCCAGCACCTCGTCCTGCTTTTCAAAACCGATCAGCCACAGCACGCCGAACGCGATGACCAGCACCATGACGGTGATGGACTTCACGACGAACGACCATGTGCTTATCTCGATCTGTTCTTCTGTTGGTTGTGGACGGTTAATCCACGCGATGATGAGTTCTTTGAACCATGTCATTCCTTGCCTTTCTCGGTGTTTTCCACCGCTTTCAATAAACGCTCTAACTTCTCTCTCTCTTCACGCAACACCAGCGCTGCCTTTGCAGACTCACGCTCCTGTCGCTTGAACTGGCCGTCCTTTATCCACAGCTGCAACACCAACCAGAAGGTCAACGCGCAGAGGCACATGACTAGGAATCCAAGAAATGCGGCAAGCCACAAACTTTCCCACTTAAACATTTGCAACCATCCCAATCAAAAGCCAGAACCAGACGATGACTAGGCTTGTAAAAAACGCCATGACGTTGCGGTCAATGCGGTCGCTTCTCACTTGAGCTGCCTTCGCTTCGCGCCACGCCTTCTCACGCTTTTGCTTGAGCTGGCGAGCTGCCTGTCCGATGGCAACCTTGTCCTGCATTTCCTTGAACTGCGACCAGATGGGGCCGATCTGCCATGGGGCATTCGTCGTCATCAACGTCATTAGCTTTGGGTAGGCTGCATCCAGCTCCACCTGCAACTGCGTCAGCTCAAGAACCTCCTTCTGGTCAATCACATCCTTGTCAAAGACTTCGGCGTATCGCTTTTCAGTGAACTCCTTTAGGTACGCGTACTTGTCAAACCACTCGCCAACATGGCCAATGAATTGCTGGACGATTTCGTCTTGTGTTGGGATGTGATCGACGTAGCCGTCGTCCTTTTTCTTTGATTTCTTTTTCGCCACAGGCTCTGGCGCGGCGGTGGCGGCGGCTGGCTCGGGCTGAGCGCTTCGATCAGGTTTAGCAGGCGCACCCAATAAACCCTTGAGCCATCCCCAAATGCCGGTGACTTCTGCGTAGATTTTTTTGGCGTCGGCCACGCCGCCTTCAACCGTTTTCTTAACGCGCTGAATCTCGACAGAGCCTTCGCGCAGGCAGTCGCAGCAATACTGGATGCCGCTATACGCAGCGCGCATGGCTTGCAGGGCGAGCATGATTTCCGGTCCCACATCAGAACGTCCCTTGCTCGCCAGCCTTCTCGCCGGTCTTCTTTTGCTTGCTCTCTTTTTCGCCAGCCAGCCAGTCCTGGAGCTGGGCCTTGAATGCGGGTGACGACATATACATGTACGACGCACCCAGGCCAGCGCCCACCACTGGACCGCCAGGCAGGTAGCCAGTGGCGTAGGCCAGGCCAGGCTGAGCAATCAGCTCATAGACGCCACGCACTGCACCGCGCTCAGCTGAGTTGGTCTTCTCGCTGTTGAGCACGAAGAGCTTGGCGATGCGCTCGATGGCTTGAAAGATGAATGAGCCAGTCGCACCGGCCAAGATGTTGGACAGGTCGCGCTGGTACTTCACACCCAGGAATGCGTTGTAGAGCGGGTCGGCCAAACCAGTGAAGCCAGCGCGGCTGAATGCCAACGACGCCAGCCACTTGATGGGGAAGCCGCCTTCTTTTTTCTCTTCTTCGTCCCACTTCTCAGGGTTGAGCAAAGCCTCGCGAGCGACCGTCACCAACAGGTGGCCAAGGTACAGGCTGGCCAACGGAGCGATGACTTGTGTGGCGGCCACTTGAGCTGCGTATGCTTTGCCGCCGCGGTCGTACTCGCGGCCAACCTTTTTGAACGACTTGACTGCGACGTTGCGGAAGAACGCCATTGAGAACGACAGCAAGCCGTACACAAGGCGACCAACGCTGGTGTTGGATGCGTAGGGTCGGTCAATGGCTGTCGGGCTTTGGATGGCCTGGTTGACCAGGCGACCCACCATGACTGCATAGAGCTTGCCCATTTCAGTCAGGCTGCCGTCGACGTCGATCACCTCGTCGTGACGTGGCACGCGACCGGTGAACTCACGCGACCAATTCACAAAGTCCTGGAGCTGAGCGCCACGCAAGCCAGCGTCGATCAGCTCGTCCTTGGCAAAGCCCTTGTCGCGTGCGCTGGCTGTGTCGTCGTCCAACACTTGAGCCAGCTCCATCACATAGCTGCCAGCCAGCTGCATGGACGCACGGCGCTGAGCGTTGGTCAAACCAGTCAGGCCGACTCGACGGAAGAAGTTGGCCGACGCACGGGTCATTGAGGATGACTCAGCGACAGTGCCACCCAAGCGGTTGGCGATCATCTCGTCAGCCAGGTCACCCGACACAATGCCAAGCACACGTGCCATGGCGCGTCGCTCGCGAACGCTGCCGCTCTTGCCGATTTCTTGGATGGTCAGGGCCAAGCCCTTGAACGCGTCCAGTGGCTTGCCAGTCTGCAAAGCCACTGTCATGGGTTCAGCCAACGACGTCAGCACCACGCGACCAAGCAAAGCCATTTGGCCAAGCCCGTGCACAAAGCCCAAAGTGCGGTTCAGCTCGTTTGGCAATTGCGAGCGGTCAGTGCCAGTCACTTGACCAACGATCTTCTGCACCATCTCGCGGTCGTCCTTGCGCACACCGGCCTTCACCATGGTGTCCAACAAGCGATACAGCTTGGTGTTTGTTTCCTTGCTGTTGCGAGCGTCTTTGCCGAAGCGAGTGTTGTACTCAGACTTGCGCACCGACATTTGCACGTATGACGTGATGCGCTCGATTGGGTCTTGGATGTAATACTTGGACAGAATCTTGTCCGCTTCTGGTGGCAGCGCACGACCCTTGAGGAATGAACCGGCAGGTGAGTGCGAGCTGAAATCAGTGGGCGAGCCGTAGCTGATTCGCACCTGGTATTCGGCTGCGGCTTTTGCTGACCACTCATCGCGAACCAAGTCGTAGGCCGCCTCAAAGACGTCACCGTTCTCGTCCAAGAACTCATTGATTGCTGCCTGTGCTTTGTCAGCCTTGTCTGCTGCGTCTTCCTCGGCAGCATTGGCTTGGTCAAGTGCACGCAACAGCTTGGCCAACTCTTTCTTGGCGGTGCGGTATTCACCCAAGCGTGGGTCGCCAACCATCTCAGCTTCTTTGATGCGCTTGTCCAGTGCGTCTAGTGCGACTGAAATGTCGTCAGCTTCCATCGGGCGCTCGGTGTCGCGCTCAAAGACGATCTTGTAAACCTCAGTGGCGTCCTTCACGAACTCAGCGTCGTTGGCTGTCACCAGCGGCTCGTCGATCAGGCGTGGCAAGTAGCCCTGGTCCTTGACAAAACCAATATCCAGGCCAGCGTTGCGGTTGTAGTAGTAGACGTCGGTCATCAACTCACGCAGCGCTGCGGCCAGTTTGTTCAAGTCGGAACCAGCGGTGGCCGCCGCCTCGTTGCCGGTAGCTGTCAGCATGTCTGTGAGCTTGGCCAAGTCCTCGTCGCTCAACAGGTCGGCGTTGTGGTTGCCAGAGATGTTGGATAGGCGTGTCAGCAAGCGACGTGTCTCGCGCTCGACTGCCTCGGCATACGTGCCACCAGTGCCAGTCTCTTTGCCAGCGCCAGGGTTGGTTGCCAAACGCTCTGTCACTTGACGAATGGCTTTGGCCGCCGCCAGGTTGCCTTGCTTTTGGTAGTACGACTCCATGGACAGCAAGACGCCACGGTTTGTCTCAATGGCTGCACGCACGTAGTCGCCCATGCGTTTCATCAAAGGGCGGTCATCGTTGGGGCGCAGCGCCAGCTTTTCGTGCTCGCGCTGGCGGACGACCCATGCGCGCTTCTCAGCATCCCACATGGCACGGATGCCTGTCGACTGAGCGGACCGTTGTTGGTCGGCAAAGTAGACACTTGGGTCAGAAAGACGCACGTTGGTTGGCAGCGTGGCAGACAACTCGCCGTCGGGGTTGAGCAACGCCTGCTCGCGCATGGCATCAAACAACAAGTCGTAGGCGCGGAAAATGTTGAACCGGTCAGAGTCCTTGGGGAAAGTCTTGGCCAGGCGAATCTCTGCATCGTTGAGGTATGCAGCGTCACCTTTGCCAATGAACTCGGTTGAGCCACCGGCTGCTTCCACCTTGTGTGCGACGTAGGCTTCAAACGAGCGGGCCAACATCTCTGTTGGTTTGCGCCAATAGTTGGGGTCGCTGCCAGTCGTCTTAGCAAACTCACCGGCATTCTTGTAGAACTGGCTGCGGTCGTTGCGACTCTTTGATGCGCCAGCGATGATGCGCTCCAGGTCGGCTTTGAGCTTGGTGGTGTCTTGGCCCTTTTGCTCAGCTGCCTCGATCTTTCGCTCCAGGTCCATGATCTTGGCCGACTGCTCAGCCTGGTCAAAGAACATGGTGTTCATCAACAGGCGGAATGAGTCACGCACGTTCTCTGGCATCTTGTCGCTGAACGACTCGCCGTCACGAACGTAGCCAGACAGCGTGTCGGTGATACCTTCCAACGACGTCAGCAAGTGGTAGTCAAGCGCGTGGCCCCATTCATGGGCAAACGAGTTTGAGCGACCAGGCATTGCGATGGTCGGAACTTGTGACTTGATGCCTTCGGTATGGCCACCGCCACCAGTGCCCTGTGGAAAGTAAGCGCCCAAGAAGTCGCCCTGGCTGGTCATGGCCAAGCCAAGTGTGCCGCCCAAGCCAATGGCTGAGGTAGGCAGGTCCAGCACGTGAGTCATCAATTGCAGGCCGCGGTATGCGTCAAGCAACTGGTCGATGGAATCGCGGACGTTGGCCTTTTCGGACTTCTGCACGAAGGCCAGGCCGTAAGTGTTTTTCAGGCCGTCGGCAAGAATCTTGAACTGACGGGCCGGTGGCAACAACTCAGCCTCGGCTGGGTCATAGCCTAGCTCGACGAAGGCGTCACGGTAGATGCTTTGGCGGTCGGTGAACGAGACTTTGCGGAATAAGGAGTCCTGGCCAGTGCCTTTGACGCGTTGGCTTTTTGCGGGGCCATCGTCTTGGCTGCCGCGCTGACGGCTCGGCGTGCTTGCGCCTTGGTCATTCCCGTCAGGTCCACCGGCTCGCTCATTTACATCACCGGATTCGGTTTGATCGGAGCTTCCTTGGCCTGCTTCGTTCGACGTGCGTCCCCGATCTGCGGTGTCGAGAAGTGGGCTTGTTGAGCTGCGACCTCCAAGCGTTTGCCCGACGCGACGAACGAAGGGAGCGACCGCTGGTGGCCGACTTGCGTGAACGCCTTGCTCAGCGCTGCCATCGCTTGAGGGCTGGCTGGTCGCTTCGGCGTCGAAGAGGGTTCCATTGTCGGGTTTTCGATTTCGTTCATTGCGTTGCTCCACGGCTGAGCGGGTTAGCTCTTGGGGTGAGGGTGGCGAGCCTCCCAGCAAGTCCTCGGTGTCTTGGCGCTTGGCGAAGTCAACGTAGGCTTTGAGCACGTCGTTGATCGCGTCACGGCCAACGGCACGGGACAGGTCTTCATTGTAGAAGGCGCGTACAAATTCATCAACGATTGGGTTGCGCTCGCTCACCATGTCGTTTTGAGCAAGCCATTCCTGCACGCGGGACTTGTTTTGGCGCAGCTGGTCGACGGTGCGAGCCGCCGTCACCAGCTCTTGTGTCACGTCATAGCCGGATGAGATGACGCCTTCGCGTGCCATACGACGCATTTGCAGCCAGGCTGGGGCGCTGTCAAACAAGGCGTTGCCGATTGACTTGATGTTGTCGTCGGTGCTGTCGATGAGCTTGGCCAGCAACTCACGGTCGTCGTATGCGGCGGCCAACAAGGCGCGACGGATGCGCGTCACGCCATCTGGCGAAACATTGCCGTAGTCGTCCAGCATGCCATTGCGCTGAGCCTGTGGTAGCTGACCAATGAATGCGCGAACGAAATCACGGTTGGCTGCCGACGTAATGTCGCCACCGGTCCACACGTCGACCACGCTGTCCTTGAGCGCAGACACGTCGATCTTGGCGCGCTCCACTGGCGTGAGGTCCATGGTGGCTGACTGATTTGATTCTTGAACGAAAGCCACGCGCTCTTGAGGCGTCATGGGTGTGACGCGCTCACGCACCAACACCGGCTCGTTGATGCCGGTGGTGTCGTAGCCAAGGCTCTTGAGGTAGTCGCGGTACGCCTGAGCACGCTCAGGGAACATAGCGAAGGCGCGACGGATGGACTGCACGCGGCCATTGCCAGACTCAACAATCATGTCGGGGCCAATGATCGGAGCGCCACGGTCGGCTTCTGCTGACTGGCCAAGACGTTGTGGGTCGAGCTGGCTGGCGATGTTGTTGATCTGCTCGTCGCTGGCTGCACGTGAACGGTCACGTGGCTGCAAGTCACCGCTGGCAGGCTTCAACTCGCTGGCGTCAATGATGCGCATGCGGGTTTCAACCTGGCGACCAGTGACGGTCGACACGCGGTGGGTGTCGCCACCGCTTGGCGCAGGGGCCGCCTGGGGTGCGCTTGGCTCGGTTGAGCTAGAGGCGGGGGCGGGCTGTTCTTTGGGCTTGAAATTGGAGCGAACCAGCTCGTCGGCTTGCTCGGTGGTCAAAGGCTGAGCGCCAACGCCTTGCGGGTTGAACTGGTTGGCCAACGCATAGCCCTTCTGATTGAGCTTGCCTTCGCCGTCCAACATGCCGTTGGCAGTCAGCAACTCTTTGACGTCGCCGTCCTTCAAGTTGCCGTTCATGGCGTCGGTCATGCCCATGTAGATGGCCACGGACGATGGCAGCTTTGCGCTTTCAGCCACCGGCTCTGGTGGTGGTGTCGATTCAGCTGGCGCTTGAGCGACAGGAGGCTCAGGGTTTTGCACGTTCTGAGTCGGCTGAGTCTTGGGAATCAGGTCATCAAACGACACTGGAGCTGCTTGCAGCTGAGCGCGGTCAGGGCTGAGTGAGTCGACGGCAGCCTTGCGGGTTGCGTCTTGATTGAGCGCAACTTGCTCAATGTCGGCCTGAATTGCACGTGCCAGTGCTGAGCCTGGTGCAACGACCGGCTCCACTTTGGACTGGTAGAACTCTTTGGCCAGGTCAATACTCTTTGCGCCACCAGCCATACCGCCTGAAATCAACAGGGTTTGCATGAACTGCTTGCGGAATGCGTCGGCCACGCTCATCTCTTCATTGCTGAGTCCGGCCTGCATTTCGGCCTTGTTCTGGCCGACAGCTGTGATGGTTTCGGTGGCTTGCTCAGAAGCCAGCGAGCCAGCCTTTTGCGTCAGCTCAGTCAGGCGTGCGCCCTTGGCAGCACGTGCTGGGGCTGAGAATGCTTTGAGGAAAAGCGCATTGCTGACGGCTTCTGGAATTGCCTCCCAAGCGCCGTACTTGACGGCTGCTGAGTCAAAGTCTTTAAGGGCTTTGCTCCACTCTTGTTCGGTCAGCTCGCTGCCGTAGAGCTTTTTGGCCTGAGTGTTCAGGTTGTCGCGCACGCGGCCAAGAAATTCGTCTTTGCTGGCGCGGTAGCTCACCGTGCCGGATGCGGCCATACCAGCGCCAACGCCCACAGCTGGGTTGGCTGTCGCGGTTGTTGCCGCCGCCCCAGCGATGGCTGAGGTAACCATGGTGGTAAGGCTGTAACCCAACGACTCACCGAATCCAGTCAGCCCTTCGTAGTTGGGGTCTACCTTTTTCTTCGGAGCTGACGTCGCCGTGATGGCGCGGTCCAGCATGCCGTCGTCAGTCGCACCCATATTGCCGCCACGGATGGCGCGCAAGGCGGTGTTGGCAGCCGCAGCTGGTACGCGTGGCAGGTCGTTGGCCACCACAGCGGCAGCTTCTGGCACGGCCTGAGTCAGTGGTCGACCTTCGGGGTTGAACATTGGTCGATTGCCGCCAGCGTCGCGATACACCTGGTCAACGGATGAGCCACGCTCGGCAGCGATACGACGTGCGGCCAGCTCGTTGGCTGAGCGAGCACGGTTGCCACCAAGTCCCAAGAACTCGGCAGCGCGCTCAACGAGCGTAGGCTCGTATGGGCGCATCTCAGGTCCATTGAGAACAGTACCAGTAGCCGCCCCGCCAACTGGTCCCGATTCTTCCGCAGCCGCAGGAGTGGCCGACGCGGTGGCCTGGGGCGGAGCTGCTGGAATTAGGTCGTCAAAACTGACTCCGGCAGGGGCTTGCTTCTGTTTTGGAATCAGGTCGTCAAAATTGACTGTCATGCTTAAAGCCCCACTGGTTCGATGCCGTTGTCTTTGAGTCGTTTGATTACTGCGGCGCGGTTTGCGCCCTTGTTGATCGCGTCACGTGCCTTTGCAATTGCGTCGGCATTTGCGCCACCGCCTGCACCTGGCTGACGTTGCAGCGTTTTCTTGTCAGAGCGCAGCATGCGTGACTCGGTGTTGATGCTCACGCCGTTGACGGTTTCACCACCGCGCAGGCGTTGAATCACATCGTCAGCAGCTGCCGCTGGGTTTTTGTTTGTCTGCCAAACATTGCCAGCCTCGGCCAACAAGCCAGAAACAGTTTCTGGTGAAACTGTGATGCCTTGTTCTTTCATCTGAGCTTCGATGATTGACTGCATCTTGTTGCTGGCCGCCACCGGTACAGCTGACGTCTTGTTTACGCCACTGCCTGGTGTCGTCTTCTCACGGCCTTCCACGGCATCGCCACCCAGGCTGCCTGGCTTTTGAATCTGGCCAGTGCCAAGGGTTGCGCGACCACGCACGACGTATTGGCCATTTTCATTTGGCTCAATGCCCATGGCTTTGCCCTGGGTGGGAGTGACGATGGTGTCGGTGTTGTTGCCAGCGGTGATCGGCTTGTTGTCAACGCTGTACTTGTTGCGACGGTCAGCGCCAGCTTGGCGGACGCCTTCAAGCGACTTGGCTTCACCGCTGTCACGCGACGAAATGGCGTCTTGACGGCCAGTGGTAAGGGCTGTCTGCGTGTTAGGCGCATGCACGCCGACGAACGGCGCGTAACCCAATGCTGAGTCAGGTTTGTCGCCAGCCATGCGTCGCAGATATTCAGCTTGACCCGCGGCTTTGAGCACGTCTTCGAGCTTCATGCCGCGAATGTCAGCCTCTTGAATGGCACGCGCCATTTTCTCTTGTGATGTGGCGTATGGCAAAAACATTGGCGCGCTGGATGCTGGCTCAATCTTTTGGGTGAGCACGTTGTTCCAGTCAATCGGAGCTGGCTCTTTGTAGTCAGGGTTGCGCTTGAGCTGGTCATCACGCAGAACGCCACCGCCAAGAATCAACTCGGCCAGCGTGCTGGGTGCAGTCATCACTGCATCGTTCTTGTCTCGCAAGCCGCGGGTTTCTTCGCGGTACTTGCCAGCATGAGCGCGAGACATGTCAGCGTTGGCTGCGTAGTTCTCTGCATGCGCCGTGTTCAAGGCGTCTTTTCCACCAGGGAAAAGCGTTGCAGCCAAACCCTCAAAGGCTTGGCCCATGCCAGGGTTGGCATATTGGTAAAACGGGTTTTGACGGTATGGCATTGCTGCGCTCCTTACTTGATTCCAAGCGAGTTCAATGATGTGCCTGGCGCACGCAGGCCAATGCCACCACTGCTGCTGACGGTGGGCAATGCGTAGATGCTGTCAGAGCCAGTCGTTGGCTTGTCTTTTGGTTGGTTCATGTATGCCAAGCCACCCATTGACAGCCCGTAGAACAGGTCGCCCATGGTTGGATTGGCCGGTTTGATTTGCTGTGTCTCAAAGAACTTGCCAGCTGGCGCTTGGATTTCTTGATTGGCCACATTGGATGAGCCTTGAGCAAAGTTTTGCAGCATGCCAGCGACTTGCTTGTTGCGAATTTGAGCTTGGTTTTTGTCAATGAACACTTGGCCAAGCGCTTGTGTCTTGGCCAGGTTCTCTGCATTGCGAGTTGCGTCACCGGATGCGGCGGCAGAAGCTGACGCTTCACGGTCCGCCACTGGCCCGACAGCCTTTGGTACTGCCACGCTGCCAGATTGGTGGGCCAGTGCGCTCTTGAACACGTCAGCGATGGCCGCTGACTTTGCGCCAATGTCCGCCTCGACGTTGCCGTATTGAGCCTTGGATGCGTTTACCGAATCAGCAACAGCGCGTGCCATCTGCTGCTGACGTGCAATCTCCTGGTCGCGAATGGCGATCTGTTTGGCAAGCGTCTGCTTTTCAAAAGCGACACGTTGACGAATCTGGTCCGTCTGACGCGCCCACATGTCCATGGATGCGCGGCTCGACTCATAAGCGTTGAGCGCATTGCCCACCGCCCCAAGTGCATAGAGTTGACCGTTTGTGACGTCTGCCATATCAGCTCCTTACGCGACGATCTTGCCCGAGCCAGTCGAGCCTGTGTCATACAGGTTCACGCCTGAGCCAGATGACGAGCCAGAGTTGACTGCCGCTTTGGGTGTGGTGGATAAGTTGGTGGCCAAGTTGGCGATCAAGTCACCAAGGCTGGCGTATGTTGGGTTGGTTCCAAGCTGTGTTGCGGCAGCGTTGGCCTTTGCCGTCACCAAGCCTGGGTCAGCCAGTTGAGAGTTGCTTTCAAGCAGAGAAGCGCGCTGGCCTTCGACCGATGCGCGTGCGTCTTGAATCATCTTGTTGGCTGTGTCAGCGATGCTGACCTTACCGGTGTCGTATTGGCGTTGCAGCTCTGCCAGCATGTCACCACGCAGCGATGAGTTGAGGTTGCCACTGCGAGCCAAGTTGGCGATCAAGTCACGCTGCTGGTTCTGGTACTGGCGGTCCAACTCTGGCATGGCGTAGTTGGTGTAATCCTGGCCACGCTTGTTGTAGAAGTCGTCGTTGAACTTGCTAAAGATGCTGGAAATGCTGCCAGCGCCTTCTGTGATTGCGGTTTGACGACGAGCCTCAGCTTCGCGTGCTGCTTGAGCTGCCTTTTCAGCCTCCGCGATGCGTGCATTCTCAGCCTCTTGCTGAATGCGAGCTTGCTCTGCTGCTTGGCTTGCTGCTTGATCGCGAGCCTTTTTTGCTGAGTCGTATTGCGAATACGCTGCGACGGTAATTGCTGCTGCTACTACTGACATTTATTTCTCCTGTCCAATTTGCAAAGTTAGTGAAAGCGCTTGGCGGTAGTCGATGGTGATTTCCTCACCGTCATGTCCGCCGCGGCATCCTGTGATGTGTTTTGTTGCGACGAGATATGCGTCGTCACCAACTCGCACCAGCTTTGCATTGGGTGATGCTGAGTGATTTGTGTATCGTCCTGCTATGGTTTGCTTGCCGTAGATGCGCGCTGGCGCAATGGCTTCACCTGACTCGATACCAGCCGTGGCAAACAAGCCTTTACCTTCGATGCGTGATGCGGCAACCTTGATCTTGTAGCCACCGCCTGGTAGTTCTGCCACGTCGTCGCTCACCATGAGCGAGCCGTCAGTGACGCCGACCTCTTGAAGCACCTTGCGGTAGTCCGACTGGTCGACTTCGTTCATGAGCAAAGCCACTTTCCCGTCCAAGTGCTGGCCAAAGTATTGGCTCTTGGTGATGAACGTGTCCTCTAGCTTTGTGACGTCTTGCTCTGTGGTTGCGTAGACGTTGAGCCACACCATGTCTTCATGGATGTAACCGATCTTGCGTCCTGGCTTGCCGACAAACAGAGCTGGTGCGACAACTTCGCTTGTACTGCCATCGTCGTTGAGCATGGTGACGCGGCCCTTGAGCATGATGTTGGTGTGCTCAAAGTTTTGATGGTGGCCAACGGCCAACGTGCCAGCTGGAATCATCAACTCGCGGATATAGACGCCAGGTCCATAGCGGTGGATGACAGAGCATTCAACTTGCTGCTCGCTGAGCATGAATTGCTCAATGCGCTCTACGTCGCGACCAAACTCTTGGGCGAGCTGGAGCAACGACGCTTCGCCGCTGGGCGTAGTGAGTGCGTTGATTGGGGTCAGCTCGGCCATGTGTCTTGACGTGTTGAGTCGCGTCCTGGCGAGAGACACAGGTATCGCCTGCTGCACTGAATTGTATGAAATTTGTCGGCCTTGGCCAACAATTAACCAGCTTCGCCGTCCCGTGGTGGGTCGTAGTGGACCAACAACGAGCCAATCTTGGCGTAGCCATCGTTCAAGCTGGTCAGCCGGAATGCGATGTGGGTGCTATACGCCTGGAATGCCACGTTGCCGACGCCAAAGGTGTTTTCAGCAATCCGCGCAATTTCTTGTCGCAATGACGTGTCCGTGGGGTCGGTGGCAATCTCCACCTTCCACTCGCCCTCGCAAGCCATGTCGATGCCCTGAAACATTTTCAAGGTGGCTGGCTTGCCAGCGCTGACGTAGGGAATGAATGCCTCGACCTCGGTGTCGTCGTAGGTCCGGCCATTCTCACCGCCAAGCAAATACAGGTTGTTGTCTGCGCCTCGGCAGTACAACTTGCGACCAATGATGGCCCAATCAGTCACGGCAAACCCTGGGTCGTACAAAGACCAGGCCGATACGTGCGACGCTGGGAAATACGAGAAGACATAGACCTTGCTGCCCATGGCCAACAGGTATCGGCCATCGCGTGGTTCTAGCACAGCACGGCTTTCACGAGCTGTCAGGCGGTCGGCATTGACGTCGGCCAGGACCATGGGGTCAATTGGGTTGCCAATGTCCGTGGCAAAGGCTGCGTTTGACGCGTCGCGGGCACGGATGGAACGAATGCCTGACTCAGACAGGTAGAACACGTCGCTGTCACCAATCTCCTGCACAGAGCGTGGGGCAATCGCACCGGTGTTGTTCAAAACCTGGAGTTGCTGGTTGCCGGACGCGGTGACGTCCACAAACCAGATTTGCACGGTTCGCTCAGAGAAGAAGGCTAAGTTGCTTTGGTAGTTGGCAATCGACGTCAGGCGCTCAGAGCCTTCGGCGTTGGTCGACAGGTTGATGAAGCCAGCGCCCTTGACGGACTCATTCGACTCAAGTGGAGCCTCAATGCCAGAGAAGTGCACCAAGCTGCCGGACGTCGTGTAAACCTTACTCTTTGCAGGCTTGCCGTACTCGCCAGGCAGGTAGGTTTCAGAGCCAGCTGGGCTTGTCGTCAGGTTTGCGCCGTTGGCCAGGGCCACGGACGCCACGTTGGTTGTGACGTTGCCAGTCTTGGTGATGGTCAGCGTCTTGCCGTTGTTGGCCGTGCCAGCCAATTGAATGATGACGTTGACCTTGTTGCCAACAGCCATGGCGCGATAGTCAGGGCTACTTGAGTAATCGTTGATGGCGGCAGCGATGGCCGCCGCTGTGGTGGCGTTGTCGCCCGTATGGTCGATTTGAGCGCCAATGATCTTGATGCCATCCACAACCAGGTTGGTGATGGCGTTATCCACACCGCTCGCAAAGTTACTCACAGAGCCGATAGTGAAGCTGCCGGTCACGTTGGCCACCAGAGCCAGCCCGTTGAACTTTGTGCCAGGCGTGACTGCTGTGATCGTCACGACAGCGCCCACGGCCACCGCGGTGAAGTCGGGGTTGCCGACAAACGAGTTGATGGCTGCCGCGATGCGAGCTGCCGTTGATGTGTTGCTGCCGTCGTGCTGCACGGCTTGAGTCATGATGGCGTATGTGCCAGCACGAATGCTGGTCATGCGGTCGCCAGTTGAGTTGATACCGCCAGTCACGGTGAAGCTGGCCGTCGCACTTGTGCCGCCAGCCGTACCGCCTGTAATCGTAAACGACGCACGCGCGCGCGCCTCAACAAACTCTGTGTGGCGCGTGCCGTTGTAGAAGTGGTAGATCGCGCCGTCGTCGAATTGAGCAATCACGTATGGCAAACCAGAGAATGCGCTGACGTGAAGAACCTTGGCCAGCGCTGCGCCTGTTGGCGACACCAGCTGCTGGTAAATCAGGTTGGATGGCGCGCCGGACGGGATGGTGACTGACGCCACCGAGCCAAAGGTGTAGAGCGTTCCGCCCACCGCAGCCAGGCCAAACGTATTTGCAGGGAATGCAGCCTGGTTGACAAAGGCCAGTCGCTTCTCGATTTCTCCGCCGCGATTGATGTGGCCATTGACCAGGTTCAAAAGCGAACCAGGGACCGACAACACCGGCATGCGCCGTGTGTCCATCCCTGAGCGAAAGTCCTCGATTTGAAAGTACGGCATGGCTTATGGCTGTGGCTGAACTGCAATGATCTTTGGGCCTTGAGGCATGAGTCCTTGAGGCTCGCCGGAAAGGGTGAACACGTCGTTCTTGGACGTGCGGCCCTTGAGGGTTAGCAGGTGCTTTTCAGCCAGCTTCAACTTGATGCCAGCGTCAGCGCCTTTCTCACGGGCTAGGATTTCTGCTGCGGTGAACAACACCAGCAAGGTGTCATCCAGGTCAGCGCGGTCGGACTCAGCCACCAGGGGTCGCAACTTGCGAATGCCCCAAATGCGCAACACGATGTTGGGCGGGCTGGTTGTGCCGTTTGAGCTGGGGATGGGCCACAGCTCGATTTGATCGTTCTCGTACTCTTGCCAGCGCTGGGTTGGGATGGCGCGAATGTCGCGGTCCGAGTCGTACTGGTCGTACTGAGGTTGGCCAATGCCGTAGTCGACGGGAACCCAACGGTTGCCGTACTTGAATTCGATTTTCTCGATGCGCTCCAACGTCAAGTCGTTGGGCAAGTCGTAGTAGCGTTGGCCAGCGTTGAGCACAATGTCGCGGTGCACGCGCAAGAATTTCCAATCGTGGTCTTCCCACAGTCGGCGCTGCTGGCGCTGCAACGCTTTGACGAGGACGTCGCGCATGGCGACGCCCAAACTGGCCTGCAACGAATGCCCAGCTTCTGCTCGCACATCGTCGATCAATTCACCCAGGGTTACGTTGCGGGCCATGTTGCTGCTCCCTAGGCGGCTGCGTCAGTGTTTGCGTCGTCTTGAGGAACTTTCAATTCCTCAGTAGCGCTGGCCTTCTTGGACTTCTTGGTCTTGGCAACGCTGTTCGACACGATGAATTCGTCGTCGATGCCTGCTTCGTCCAAGGTCTTGGGCAAATTGCCGTGAGCGCCGAGCACGTCGCGCACGATTGTTTCGGGGTTCTTGTAGACAGCGCCAAGACGGCTGCGCTCTTCGCTGGCGTCAATGTCGGCGTCTTCAATGACTTCGATGTTGCGAACTGCGTCTTCGCCGTGAACGGCACGCAAGATCATGATTTCTGGAACGGTCACGCGCTCCTTGTGAACGGTCATACCAGCTTCGCCGCCGATAGCCACTGTGATGTTGCAAAGTTGCATGGTTTTCTCCTGGAGTTACGACAAAGGGCCGCCACCCTTGCGAGTGGCAGCCCCATGAATTTCAGCGATTAGCTGAACTGGTACACACCGTGGCAGTTGAGCTGACGGGCAGCCAACACACCAGTGGTGGTGATAGCGCGGTACATCACGTACTGGTTGTACGGACGTGCAGGGCTGTGACGCTTCATCTTCTCGTTTTCCATGTAGTACAAGTTCAACTTGCTGGAGTCGAGGATGTAGCAACGCTTGGCGTAGTTGGTCGAGCCGCCGAGGGTCGTGCCAATGTCGTCCATGGTTGGGTCGTAGCGGAATGTCAAACCAGAGTAGGTGATGTCACCAACTTTGATGTCAGCGCCGCGAGCAAAACCTTGCTGCGTGTAGTAGCCGCGAGCGGTCAACTCTTTGTTCAAACGGTCCATGAAGTCAGAGCCGCACAAAGCAATGTCGGGCTTGCCGCCAAAGCGTTGCAGTTGACGCATTTCGGTGTTGATGAACATAGTCAACTCATTACCTGTCGCAGTAGTAGCGACAGACAAGTTGACGCGGTTGCGCCACCAGGCGTTGGCAGTTGCGTTTTGGTCGATGCCACCGCAAGTTTGGCCAACAGCAGCAGGCGTGTCTTTCACGAAAGCACGGATGCCAGCCAAAGCGTTGGCGTCAGAAGTGCCGTCGCCCCACAAGAAGCCGTTGAGGCCACGTGCGTAGCTTTCAGCCATGTCTTCCAACTTGTCTTCCAAGAGGTTTGCCAAGGCTTGCTCTTCGCGGCCACGGTTGCTCTTCAAAGAGTCGCTGGTTGCAGAGTCCACAACGCTGATACCGTCACGCTTCAATTCGGTCAGAGTCACGCCGATACCGATGTGATGTTCTTTCCAAGTGAAGTTTGCACGCTTGACCTTTGCAGGGTTCACGTAGTTCACGGTGTCGTTGTGGGTGTAGCCACCGAGCGCGGAGTCGTATTGACCCTTAACGCCCAAAGACACAGCGCCTTTGCCACCAGGGAATGTTTTAGCTTTGCCGTCCAATGCAGCCAACAGGGGCTTGTCTTGGATGGTGCTAGAGAAAACTTTGCCCTTGTCGATGTAGTAGTCAAGAGCTGCGTTTGCGATGTTGTCGATTTCTGCTTGTGAGAATGCCATTTGAAAATCTCCGATTGATTAAATCGGCTCAAGCACCCGCAGAGGCTCGACGAATGACGTCGAGTAAGCTCTTTGGTTCGGGTGCGGCAGAGCCATTTGTCTTGCCCCCGACCGCGGTTCGCATTGGTTGCTTGTCACCACGCACGCGAAGAAGCGCTTGAGTAACTTGGTCATAAGCGTCTTTCGACAGCTTCACCGCATCCTCTTTCGTCTTCGGCATGCCGTTGGCAGCAATTTGTGCGCGCACACGGTCTTTAACCAAATCAGCCTTCAAGTCATAGTCAGGGTCAGTTGCCTTGGTAGACACTTCCCATGCCGACACTGCGTTGGCCATCGCCACAACTTGAGCGTGCGCTTCCTGTTGGGAGCGTTGCTCCAGCTGGCTTTGAGCCGACTGAGCTTGACGTTCAGCATTGACACGCGCCTGGTGGAGTTCACTTGCGGTGTCTCGGTCGATATAGCCTTGATCGACTTTCTCTTCCAAGTCCGCAGGTAATTTCTTACCGGCTGCAATGGCAATCTCTTCCATGCGACCTTGCAGTAGCTCGTAAGCCTCAGCTGGCGTGCCACTGCGCATCTTTGCCAACATTTGCAACGAATTTGCGACGTCTTCCGCCGTCAAATTGTGTTGCTGCATGAAGCTCTGAATGTCGCGGTATTGCTTTGCGTCACCCTCGTACTCGGCCATTTGGGCCTTGTACTTGTTCTTCTCTTGAACAAGCTCGCGAAAACGCGGATGCTTGTTAAAGGGCAGTTTTGAAAAGTCTTCTGGCTGTTCGCCGTCGTTCTTTTCTTCGGTCTGACTGTGCTCTTCGGTTGGCGAGTCCGTTGTACTGTCATCTGTGCTGTCGTCAGTGGTGTTTTCCACGACGCTCTGCACAACTGACAGTAGGCTGTCTTCTGTTTCGCCTGGTTTGTTGGATTCGTCGTTCACCTGTTGGGTGTTCGTCGTTTCCAGTTCCGAGGACGAGTCGGTTTGCTCTTCAATTTGCATACGTCACCTTTGCGTCTTTATCCTGTATGGATTGTGTCTGATTATGCGCGATTATTCAACAGAATGCCCGCGCAAAATCACATTGGGAGTTGTGCAGGTCCGGTTGGGCCTGCGCCTGGTGCACCCTGCATGGGTGCATTGAGGGAGCCAGCTGCACCCTGGCCTTGGCCAGCTGCGCCGTTGGCGTCCTTCAATCCGTTTTGCGCGACGATGGACTGAGTGCCCTCCGACAGCGCAGCGTCTAGGTCGAGCTTGTCGTCCATGCGCTTCAATACTTCCTTGGCCAACCACTTGGGGTCGATGCCTGGGATTTGGATGACGTAAGGCAGCACGCGCTCCAGGTTGCGCAGCTCCGCGGCCTGGTTTGGCTTGCCGGTCGAGCCAGCCTCAATCTCCAACATCACCTCATCGGCAATCTCTTGGGCGGTCAGCTCAGGCCACACAGCGCCAGGACCGGCGATCTTCTTGACCTGCTCAGCGCTCATCTGCTGGAACATGATTGCGCCAGCTGCGCGGGCAATCTCAGACATAAACGAGTCCAGCTCGTCCACCTGCGCGCCCAGGGCGGACATGCGCGAGCTTTCAGCTACGCTGGTTTCGGTTGCCGTCGCGCCAGCCGTGCCGCCAAAGTTGGCTTCTTGAGCGCCGACGGCCAGTTGCACGTCGTCAAACACGGTCTTGACTTCGTACAGGTTGGGGTCAATGCCAACGGTTTTGAGCGGGGTCACCACGTCGTCCGACTTCTGGCCGGACTGCAAGCCCTCGACGGTAATCACCGCGTGGGCAGGGCGGCTGCCCAGCTTGGCTTTCTCTTCATCGTTGAGCAAACCAGCTGGCGTCAGGTAGCCAGGACGGTTGGCCTTCCGGTGCTCACGCAAACCCTCGCGGGCGCGGTTGTACTCTTCCAGCATCGAGCGCATGAGGTGCACGTCGGACGGTGGGTAGATTTCCTTGTCGTGCTCGACCTCGTTGCACACCAGCGAGAAGAATGGCCAAAAGGTTTCCAGCTTCAACTCAGGCTCGGCTGGGTCAACCAAGAAGTCTTCAAAGCCTTCGGCCACGGTGTAAACCATGCCGCTTGGCTTGTCGTAGATTTCATAGACGCACACCATGCCTTCGGTGGCTGGCTTCTTTGCGCCGCCGTCAGCTGGCTCAGACTGAGCTTTCCATGAGTCGTGCGAGCGACCCTTGACCTCATAGCCGGTGTAGTTGCTGTCGACGCACTTGCCATAAATCTCTTCCACCTCGTCGGGTGTGAAGAACATCTGGTGGGCAACCCAGCGTGCGCCAATGAATCCACGCAGCTGCTTGCAACGTGGGTCGACGATGATGGCGGTGGCGTCAGGAAAATCAAACATCAAGCCTTCGCGCACGATGACTTGCGGCTGTTCACCCAGCGACTTGAGCGAGAGCGTCAGCTCTTCAAACTCAGCGTCGTTCTCATTGATTTCACCCTCAGCAACTTCTTCGGCCAAGCGCTTCAAGTGGTCCAGGCGGACCTGAATGTCGTTCATGCGAGCGCTGATTTCTGGTCGGCGCTGCATCTCACGCTGAAAGCCCAGCTTCACATAGCCAACGCCAGTGGTCAGCATGCGACGCACCAGAGCCTTCATCTGCGACTTGAACGTCGGCTGCGACTCCTGCATGAAATAGTGAAACAAGATTTCCAGCGTCTTGCTGATCTTGTCAAGTTTGGCGTTCTCAGCCTGCACGCGGTCGTACTCTTCCAACACCATACCAACAGCTTGTGGAATTGGCGTTTGGTTTTGCTCGGCCATCTGGCGTGTGTAGAGCGCGTCGCCCAACATTTGCTGCGAGCCGTCCCACAAGGTGTACTGCAAGCGCTCACGACGCTTGGCAACGCAGCGTGGATTCTTGGCGTACAAAGCGGCAGTGCGCTGCTGAACGTGACGTTGTGCAAGGTTCACAGAGTATTTGTCAGCGCTCCAGTTTGTGGGGTCATAGCCGTTGAACACCAACGCCATGTCAGCCTTCATTCGCTTGAATGCTTCCTTGTGCTCGCCCTTGGCGTTTTGCACGCGAGACAAAAGCTCGGTCACAAGGTTCTTGCGTGCCGCACTGATCTCTTTGTCCTCGTCTGCCTCATCTGTTGCCATGGTGGCGACGATGATTTCCATTTCGTTTTTCTGTTCCATTACCAGCCCCTTATTGCAGCTTCAAGTTTCAATTTGTCTTCACGGTATTTGGCGTCAGCCTTGAGCCAGCCCAACGTGCCGTAGCGTGGCCCGTTGTCTTTTGGTCGGCCTGCCGATGGTGTGGCCATGCGGTCAACGGCACGGCCCAGCCATGCCAGCGCATCCACAAAGTCGTCGTGGCGAGCGTTGGGAAATTTCAGCAACTCGTCGCGAGCCTCCATCACCCAAGGCGCGTGCTTTGGAAAGCGCACCTTCTTCATGCTCATGCGGCCAATGATTGACTGCGCGCGCTGCACCTTGTTGTTGACCGGTGTCACTTCTTCAATCGAAAAGTAGACGCGCTCTTCTTGCATGCGCTTGCGCAGGAATGGACCAATGGCCTTGCTGATATGGCCTTTCTCGGCGTACCAGAGCAACGGCTTCCACTGCTTGGCCAACCTCAGCATGGCCTCAACCTGCTTGTCCGAACCGGCCTTTTGCCACCACACATCCAGGATGTAGAGGTCGCCGTATTGGTCGATGCCGCCAACGATCATCACGGTGGCGTCGTTGCGTGTCTTGTCAGTGCCGATGGCGTGGTCGCTGGCTGCGTATATGCGCAAATCGCTTGGCAGCTGTGACTTCTCGTAGGTGACAAACCAGTCGGCGCGGAACAGGTCGCCGTCATCTGGTGTCGGGCGCTGCTGATACAGCGCAGAAAAGCCACGGCTGTCGAGCTGCTTGGCTGCGTTCAAGAACTCCAGGTCAAAACGCTCAGGCCACAGTGCCTCACCAGGCTTGCGGCCCAACGGGTCGTCAGCGCCAGCGATGGCGGGCAGGTTGATGATCTTCCACTTGGCTGCCTCTTCCTCTGAGTAGCAAGGGTTTGTTGGGTCAGTGATGCGACCAATCAAGTCGTCTTCATGCCAACGTGTGTGCACAACCACAACGCAGGCGAACTTGGTCATCAAACGGGTCATGGCCACCTGGGTGAACCAGTCCCACAGCTTGGCGCGCAGCGTTGGCGACTGAGCCTCTTCGCTGTCCTTGATCGGGTCGTCGATGATGAGAATGTCAGCACCACGACCAGTGATTGAGCCACCGCGACCGACAAACGCGGCCATGCCACCCTCAGCCGCTTGCAGCTTTTCCTTGCTCAAGCCGCCCATGCGAAAGCGAAACTTGGGAAACACCTGCTTGAAACCTGGCGACTGCATGATGTTGCGGCAGTCGGAGCCAATGTCCTGGCTGAATGGCTCGTTGTAGGTTGCAAAGATGATGTTGCGGTATGGACCACGGCCCAAAAGCCATGGAATGAACCGGCGTGAAATCAGCTCGGTCTTGCCATGACGCGGTGGCAGTGTGACGATGAGGCGAGGGATGTGGCCCTTCTCAACTTTCTCCAGTACCTTGGCCAGCGCTCGATGGTGCTTGGCGTCTTTGAAAATCGACAGGTCGGTGTTGTCGGGGTCTTCAATGTCCGGCATGGTCAGCTTGACGAACTTTAGGTAGTCGTCGCGGGCCTCCAGCGCCAGCTTTGCACGTTTGGCAGCGGCAATGCGTTTTTCAAGCGCCGACAGCTGAGCCGCGCCGTTGTCCTGCTGGTCAACGGCTTGGTCTTGAGTGTCGGCTACCTCGGTCATTGTTGGTCTTGAAATCAGACGTTGGGTTTATTTTGGGAGCGAGCCATGGCCGCCCAGCCACATGAACAGGCCAATTACAGCTGCGCCGGTAATCCAGCTCAGCTTCTTGAGGACACTCTTGCCCACCTCGGTGTAAACCTTGTTGAGCGCAACCTGGGCGGCGCGCTCAGCAATGTGCTCGATTTGTTCATCGGTCAAAGGTAGGTTTTTGTCAGTCATGTCCGTTCTCTTATTTCAGGCTGAGCATGTAGAGCGCGGACAGGTACTCTCCGCAAATCTCGTCAATGATGTTTTGCAGCGGGGTGTCGGTCTTCTTAACGGCCTCATAGCGATTGGCCTCAATCCAGTCGAGTTGCTTGCGCAGCTGCTCAGCAATTTCGCCATCGCCCTTGTTTTCGAGCAACGGGATTTCGCTGATCGGCTTACCTTGGCGACCTTGGTAGGCTTCTGCCAGGTTGTCGGCCAGCTCGATGATGTTGATGTAGAAGTCGTTGAGCGCCTTGTGGCGTGCAAAGCTGCCTGGCCCTTGAGCTTTTAAGTGCTCGCGGTGCGCCAGGTCACGCCCAAGAAAAAGCAGGGCGATTAAGTGGCCAATCATGGCTGTACCTCAGCCTCAACCCAAGAGGTTGTTGCCTCATCCCACTGATAGCGCTTGCCGTCAGTTGGCATGGCAACCGGCGCATCCCAAAGGCAGGTGTCTTCGTTCAACACCCAGCTTGCAAATGGCTTGGGAGGAATGAATGCGTCGCGCTGGCTGTCGTATGTGAAGCCGATGCCAGCGTAGTTCTTGCGCAATGGCGTTCCGCCGGTGGCGTGCACACCGCCGTGCGTGTTGTAGCTGGTTTGAATCCATTGGCCAGGCGAGCTGTCCACAAACGTGTCAAAGAACTCGGGTTCTGCGACGATGACTTGAGTGACGATGCCGTCGGTTACTTTTGCAAAATGTCCCATGTTGATTGCTCCTTATGCTGTAAACGTGCCAGACGTTGTGAATGTGTGGACCCAATATGTTGTTGGCCCAGATGTGTAAGAAGTTACAGTGCCGCCTGAGCCTCTTTGAGTGGCGCTCGCATATCGAACAATTACAACTCCAGAGCCTCCGGAGCCAGCAGTTCCATCTCGACCACAACCTCCGCCACCGCCGGTGTTGGCTGTTCCATTACCTCCGCCAGCAGAACCACCTCCGCCTGACCCAGCTGTTCCAGCTTGTGAAGGGGATTGTGTTGCTGGTGCTCCGCCACCGCCGCGAGTAATAGATGTTCCTGTAATTGAAGAACTTACTCCACTACCACCAAACTGCAATGAAGTAGGACTGGTCGCACTACCTCCAGCAGAACCCGCACCACCACCACCACCACCAGCGTTATTTCCGGATTGGTCCCAGCCAGCTCCGCCCGCATATCCTTGCCCAGATGTTCCAGCGCCTCCATTTATTGAGACACCACCAGTATCTCCATCACCACTGCCGCCACCGCCAGAGCCGCCAGGTTTACCGTCTTTTCCGTCTAGCGCGATAGTCACGCCACCGCGTCCACCGCCAATAGAAGTTACTAAAGTTCCGAATGCAGAGTTGTTGCCGTTTCCTGGCGCTGTAACAGTGGATGTTCCTCCCACCCCTCCTGCTCCAACAGTAATTGGGAATGAAGTACCAGCAGTAACAAACAATGCAGATTCAGCAGACGAGCCGCCGCCAGATGTTCCAGCTGACGTTCTATATCCACCAGCTCCACCGCCAGAATAACGATGACCGCCTCCACCCCCACCAGCAATAACTAGAAAATCTAAAGCATAGGTTTGCTGAAAGTTAGTAGACCAAGCCGCGCCGTTGTAATACTCCATCGCGTTCAGCGTAGAGTTCCAACGCTGTTCACCAACAGCAGGCGACGCTGGCCGCTCAGCAGTTGTCCCAGCTGGAATGCCAATCACGCTGTCTTTTTTGACCATGTTGGCCAGGTTTCTTGCTCTGCTCATGTCAGTTCCTTATGCCGTGAATGTGCCGCTGGATGTGAAGGTGTGGTACGTATAGCCGCCAGAGCTGGTCACTGTGCCGCCTGTCCCGCGTTGAACACCTGGGTAGCGAATGATTACGACGCCAGAGCCGCCGTTTGCTCCGTTTGCTGAGCCGCCGGAGCCGCCGCCACCTCCACCAGTATTGGCTGTGCCTGCTGTGCCTGATGTGTTCAAGCCGCCGTTGCCACCACCACCAGCACCTCCAGTACCTCCTGCTGAACCGCTGGGGTGCGCTCCACCGCCACCGCCACCAGCGTAGTAGGTTCCAAGTGATTGCCAGTTTGCGCCAATGCCACCATTGCCGCCAGCAAGGCCACCGTTTGAGCCTGCTGCGCCTGCCCCGCCGCCACCGCCACCTGTATATGATGGAGAGCCGCTGTTGCCAGCGCCGCCGTTATTTCCCTGACCGGAAGTTCCAGAACCACCAGCGGCTGTGTAGTAGGCGCCTGATCCGCCGCCAGACCCACCGTTGCCGCCAATCACGCCAGATGCTGACGTACCTCGACCGCCATTACCGCCTCCAGTTGCGGTTGTGGTGTTGAAAACAGAGTTACTGCCAACCCCGCCAGGGGCGCTAGTGGTTGAGCCTGAGCCGCCAGCACCAACGGTGACGGTATAAGCTGAAAGTGGAATCATGTTTGCAGATGACGCAATGTAACCACCTGCGCCACCTCCACCAGAGCCTTCTGAGCCTCCACCGTTTGCAGTGCCACCGCCGCCAGCGACAACTAAAAACTCAACAAGGTAGTTGAGGCTTGAAACTGCCGCCCAAGCGCCACTGTAGTAAACCTCGGTTTGCTGAGTGGTTGTGTTGACTCGAAAGTCGCCGTTTTGAGGTGATGCTGGACGCTGTGCTGTAGTTCCGACTGGAATTGTCGCAGCACCAGTCGCAGAGTCTTTACGCACATAACGCGCATCAGCGTCAGTCTTGCTGTAATGATCTGCCAGCACAAACGTGCCAAACGCCACGATGTTCAGCTCGTCACCAGCGGCAGCGGCGGAAGCAAGAACAATCGAAGTGCCGGACGATGCTGTGAAGTCAGTCGAATCAAGACGCACGCCGTTGAGGTACACATCAACGTAGCCAGCGTCATACGCCAGGGTGAAACCGTTGCTGTCAGCGCCGGTAAACGTGGTTTGCGCAGCAGTGGCAATGTAGCGGTAGCGACGCGATGTGCCGTTCACCGAAGAACCAGCAGCGGTCCAACCAGACGAGCCATACACCTGCATGGCGTTGGTCGTCGTGTTGAAGTACAGAGCGCCAATCAGCAACGCGTTGCCGTCGTTGTCGAGTGTGGGGGCGCTGGCCTTTGGACCCAAGTAGCGATCGTCAAACGAGTCATACGACGCAGCAGCCGCGGCAGCCGAAGCAGCAGCGCTGGTGGCCGATGTAGACGCGTTTGTCGCTTGTGTCGTGGCCGTAGTGGCCGAAGTCGACGCAGAAGATGCCGAGCTGGCAGCAGCAGTGGCTGACGTCGCAGCCGAGGTGGCTGAGGACGCAGCATTCGTTGCCGAAGTGTTGGCCGACGTCGCGGAGGCAGAAGCATTGGATGCTTGCTGCGTTGCAGTTGTGGCAGCGTTCGTCGCTGTCGTGGCCGAGTTGGTGGCCGAAGTGGCCGAAGATGAAGCCGATGTGGACGAAGAGCCAGCGCTGGTGGCCGAAGCAGCAGCGTTGTTGGCAGCCGTTGTCGCGTCGCTGGCCTTTTGTGTGGCAGTGGTTGCGGACGTTGCAGCAGATGTAGCCGAAGTCGCAGCGCTGGTGGCAGAGGTCGCAGCCTCAGATGCCTTTGTCGTTGCTGTCGTTGCTTGCGTAGTAGCAGTCGATGCCGACGCCGCAGCGTTGGTTGCCGATGTGGCAGCAGCTGTTTGCGATGTGCTGGCAGCGCTGGCGCTTGAAGCAGCAGCAGTGGCAGAACCAGCAGCAGCTGTCTGTGAAGTCGATGCAGCTGACTGTGATGCGGCAGCAGCAGTGGCACTCGATGCAGCAGCAGTTTGCGAGGCAGCCGCAGCAGTCTGAGATGCAGCCGCAGCGTTTTTGCTTGTCAGCGCAGCAGCTGCATAGCCTTGAGCGTCAGCAGCGCTGGTCGTTGCCAAGTCAGCAGCCAGCTGAGCCTCAACACCAGTACCACGCACCATGATGTTCTTGCGGCCAGCGACAGAAGGCGCGGGTGGGGCAGTCACAAAGGTCAGCGTTGTGCCGACGATGGTGAAGTCCTGCGTTGGAATCTGAGCAACACCAGCAACAAAAACAGTCGCAGCGTTTGAGCCTGCGTAGTTGTACGACAGGGTGAAAGCAGTTTGCGATGCGTTGCCAGAGAACGTGTCGACAGCTTGTCCACCACCTTGCAAAGCACCGTTTGCAATTAGCAGCCAGTAGCCAGCAGAGTTGTCGGTAGCAAACGACGCAGTGGACGTATTGGCAACCAGGCACAAATACGTTGCGTCGTTGTAGTTCACCAGGTCGCCAACAGCGTAGGCCGTCGATGCAGCCCAATTGCCACGCGGGTTGTACTCGCCTTGGGAGATGATGGCCAGCGTTGCAGCAGACAAAGATTCTGGTGTCACCAGCTGATTGACTAGCTTGCCGTCGTCGCGCTGCAACAGCGCCAGGTTGGTGAGAGTTTCATCAAGCGTCAGCTCGACAGCGTTCAACTCAGCATCAAGATTGGTAGCAGGCAGCGGCTTTGTAGGGTTCACTGTCTGGTAGTCAGTGAAGTTATACAGCCGCGTGTATTGGGTTGGTTGAGACATGTCAGCGCCCTTGTGAATTCTTGCGACATTGTATGACGCATGTCTGACGCTTGTCTGCTAAAAAGTGGCCGCGAAGATGGGCAAATGCAAAAAATTTCTGTTGGCGGGGGTAACCAGAAACTCGCGGCGCGGCGGGGCAGCCCGAGGGGGTGACGCGGGTCTGGCGCATTGCCGCCACCGCAGCACGTCGCCAGCCAGCCAAGCCACCGCCATGGGGCTGATACATGATGCCGAGGGAGGAATTAGGCGGGGCGCTGCCCTAAGTAGGCAGTGGTCAACACCCCCACCATGCGGGTTTGGCGTTACACCTGCGCCATTCGCTGCGCTGAATCGACCACAACGACGTCCGCGGGGTCGATTGGCGTCGCCATTGCAGCCTTTTCGGCTGTCCACTTGTCGATCAGGCCCGCCAGCTCTTCGGCTGACATTTCGCTGAGCGGGCGCTCGTCTTCTGCTGAGCGCTTGGTGCGCCCAACCTCGCCCGACATTTCCAACACAGTGCGCGCAGCCTGCACGCGGGCCGCTGCTGGGGCTGCCTTGTCGACCAGTATGGCGTGCAGCGTGCCGGTGGCGACGTTGGCCAGCTCGCCGGAGATATAGCGCTCGCGTTCTAGGCGGATTGCGGCGGCTATATGGGGCAAACGCATTAGGTCGTAGGCCGAGGCTCCAGCGTCGCTATATCCGGCTTCTCTCGCTGCATTTGTGGGGTTTGTGCCAGTTCTGACTATCGCCATGACAAACAACCGTTGTTTGGGCGTCAATTCGATGCCTGGCGCGTACTGAGTGCGGGCCAAGATTTGGCGGGGTTTTTGCGCTGTCTTATCCATGCGAGGAATTGTCGCACTATCGACCAGACAAACGCCATACAAAAAAACAATTGGCTTTTGTCTTGTTTTTGTATGCCGTCCGACATATTATCGCGTTACTGGATTATCTCATCCATTTAACAGAAGGGTAACACCATGCGCAGCCAACTACAAACCACCGTCCTCAACTGGCTTTATCTCTTAGCCGTCGTCGTCGTGTGGCTCACCGCCTAACAGGAGAAACACCATGCACCCCCAAGTAATCCCCGCCGCTCTCATCCTCGTTGCATTCATTGGCTTGTGCCTTTTGTGCCTGCTGCGCTGGATGGACCACGAAATGAACCGCAAGTAAATCACCACCTCAAGGAGAAACGACCATGACAGAAACCTTATTGACCCCAAGCCAAGCCGAAGCGCTGGACAACCACGCAGAGCAGCAAGCCCAAGCGCAATATATGAGCATTTGCAACATGCTGGACGCTGTGAATCTTGATTGGGACCGCCTGCAAGAGTTGCGCGACGAGTTCGACGAGCTGAACGATGCGATCAAAGACGCAGAGACTGACGAAGAGCGCTCACAAGCCCAACGCGCAAAAGAAGAGTGGGCAAACGAGAACGGCGAAGAGTTTGCAGAGCTGCGCGACGATGCAGGCGACTGCGAAGACGAGGACGACGCCCGCCAGCGCATCAGTGAAGACCCCCTAAGCGTCGAAGTCCGCAGCGGCTGGGTTTCAATGGGTGAAGAGATGGAAGCCGAAGATTTCCAAATCCTGCTTTGCACTGGTGGCCCAGCCGTGCGAATCATGGGCGAGCTGGACCATCACGGCACGCCATGCCGTGCATGGATGGAATACCAAGACTGGGGCACGCCATGGACGCAGTATTTCGGCGCTGAATCAAAGCGCCTGATTGAGTACGCCAGCTATTTTTTTGGCTGATCTGTCTGAATTGACGACCAACAAGGACCAACACTATGCAAACCGTAACCCTCAACCTCTACACCATCACCGAGCTGGACGACAAAGCCAAGGAGCGCGCCCGCGATTGGTGGCGCAGCACTGGCGAATTGTTTTGGTGCGATGAAGCACGCGAAAGCATCGAGGCATTTTGCGAGCACTTCGGCGCAAAGCTGACCGAATGGAGCGTGTCACCTTATGCGCCTTACCACTTTGCAACCAACGCAGAGCAACGACATTTTCGCGGGGTCAAGCTGTCGGACTTCAAGCGCGACCACATGCCAACGGGCTATTGCGTCGACTGCGCACTGTGGCAAACCTTTTATGACGTGTTCAAGCGCACGGGCGACGCCAAAGCGGCATTTGTGGAAGCCCTGCACGAAGGTTTCAAGGACTGGCGCAACGACATGGAGGGCCAGCTTGAAGACGACTACATCGACGAGCACCTGAGCGCCAACGATTACCAATTCACAGCGGACGGGCGTTTTTACCGATGAACAAACGCCGACGCACCGAAGCCGCCTTTGTGGTGGCTTTGCTTTTGATTCCCCTCTGTCTTTACATCATCAAGGAGCTAACCAAATGAAAACCTACCGCATCAAAGCCAGCTATATGACTTACCTCACCGCAGAGATTCAAGCCGAGAGCCAAGAAGAAGCCGAGCGCATCGCTCACGACATGGACGGTGGCGAATTTACCGACGACGGGTCGATGGACTGGAATATCGACAGTGTGGACGAGGTGAAGCCATGAGCGCCCGCACTTGGACCCTAAACCCAGCCCGCAGCACCCGTGTGGACCTGATCGACGACCAGAACGGGCACGCCGTCGGAGAAATCGTTTGGGTCGACGTGCGCAACCCAGCCGACGCCCGCCTCATCGTTGCAGCGCCTGAGCTGCTGGACGCCTTGCTCAAGGCGTTGCCGTTTGTGGAAGACCACGAAGGGAGCGACGTTTACAAAGCTGGAGCCGTCGCCAGTGCGTTGCAGCAAATCCGTGCAGCAATCAACAAAGCAACCTAACCCGCAGGAGTTTTGCCATGCTAGTAATGACCCCCCAACAAGCAGCCGCCACCGCTCAAGCAATCCGCGAGGCCCGCACCCTTGCCGGTTACGTCAGACTGTTGGCACGTTCAAGCCGCACAAAATTGCCGCCTGCCATGGCAGCCCAAGCCGCTCGGCTTTCCGCTGCGCTTCACGCCATGGACAGCACCAAGCAATCGACCGCCTAGCCTTTCGCTGTGCTTCACACCTTCGACCCAGCCGCGCGCTGGGTTTTTTCTTGCCCGCTTTTTGCCCGTCGAGCTGCAACCAATCAACCCTCACCCAGCAGCGCATTCACGTGCTCACCCGCAGGCTCAAAAGCGGGAGGTATCAAGGTATCACCCTTATAGGGGGGTGATACCACTGATACCAAATACCTGCGTCGCTGATACCGCCCTGATACCAACTGATACCAAATAGCCGAACCCCGCATAAACACTAGGGTTTCGAGGTATCAACCCCACTGATACCAGCTGATACAAAGGCTAAAACTCGCTGTGCCGGTTCTCATAGTGCGTTTTCCCATCACCGAGCCTATATTGACCCGATTGTTGGTAGATGAGGCCCGCTTTTCTGAGCGACCCGATGTAGCGCTTAATCGTTGGCTTGGATGCCGACTCGGCTTTGTCGAGTATTTCTTGGTAGCGCATGCCGCCGCTGACTGAATCACGGATGAGGTCGATGATTTCCAGCTCGCCGTCCTTGAGCTTGGACATTGGGTCGGCTTTGGCTGGCGTCGCTTCTTCGACGTAGCACGTGGTCAGCAGCTGCCCGAAGTTGCTCAGGCCGAGGTTGACTTTGGTCAGGTTGAACCCGTAGACGTCGCCTTTGCCGTCGAGGTCGCGCTGTTTGGTGACCTTGAACTCCTTTGGGCCACCGTTCTGTGGGTCGCTTACCTCAATCTCTGTGTCGGTGGCTGCTCGCAGTGCTGAGCTTCCGCGTGCACCGCGGCTCTGGTCCTTGCCGGTGTGGTGGATGAACATGATGTGGGCGCTGGTGCGGTCCTTAATCATGTCGCTGTGCTGAACCAAGACGCCCATGTCTTTGGTGGCGTTCTCGTCGCCGCCGCCCATCGCACGGGCCAGCGTGTCCACCACGATGAGCGCAATAGTCACCCCGAAGCTGCGCTCGATGGCCGTCGTCGTGTCCACGATGGCTTTGGTGTCGCCGTTCTCGTCGAATATGTCGATGGGGCAGTCCGTGATGAACAGATGCTCCAGCTTGGTGTTGAGCTTTTCAGCCAGCGCTCGGCTGCGGTTTTGGATTGACTTGGGGCTTTCGGCTGCGAGGTACAGGACCGCGCCGCGCTTTACCTGCCTGCCAAACCACGGCATGCCAATGCTGATATGCGCCGCCATGTCCAGCACAAGAAATGATTTACCGGTGTTGCTGTCGCCGTAGACCACGGACATGGTGCGCTCGATGAGCATGCCTTCGACCAACTCAGCCGGCGGCTCCCAATCCGGCAGGTTGCTGGCCTGCACGAAGTTGAGCAGCTGCATCTCCACGCCGTCAGCTGCCGAGGATTGCTCGGTAGCTGGGGCTTGATACCCTTCGTCGAACTCAGTCAAGGCTGGGGCAGGCGTCGTGCCGTCGTCGGGGAATTCCACGTCGTCGCCATCGTCCACGGCTACCGGCTGCGGCTTGGCCAGCGGGCCGCCCGACAGGACTTGCAGCGCTTTGGCTGTGTTCAGGCGGCGGCCCATGTCGGCCATCATGTCTG